TAGGTCAAGTTGGACAAGTAAGAGAAGATATGGAAATGGCTAAGTTGCAAGATGCAATTGCAAGATTTGACTTTGAACAACAAAGACCATTCTTAAAACTAAGAGAGTATCTTGGTACTATTGGTGCAAATGTACCGTCAACATCAATACAAACACAACCTGTATTTAGAAACACAGGTGCAGGATTAATTGGTGGTGCATTACAAGGTGCAAGACTTGGTGGAATGATACCTGGTGTTAGTACAGGGATTGGTGCAGCAGCAGGTGGTTTACTAGGAGGGTTTTATTAATGGTACAATTAGCAGTTGATAGAACAGGAAATATTCTTCCTTCAGATATATCAGTAAGAAATGCCAATACAGGATTGTTAATGAATAATATTCCAAGTGTTCCATTTGGCACAGATGTTTTTGCACAAAATAGAATGATGAATGCTTTTAATAAACCAATAGGTAGCTTTAGTGCATTAGTACAAAAACCAAATAGATTTTCATCACTTGGTCAGCAGATGAATGCACAAGGGTTGATGCCACAACCAAATAGACCAATACCACCATCAGCAGGTTTTACTTCTCTTGGTCAACAAATGAATGCACAAGGTTTGATGGGTAGTGGTATGCAAAGAACACCATCAACAACAAGTAGAGCATCAACAATTGGAAAAGGTTTACTTGATTTTGCACAATCACCATACGGTGAAGGTTTTGCAACTGGTTTACTCAAAGCAGGAGGATTTAGTCCAAGACCAATAAGTTTTGCAGAAGCTTTAGGTACAGCAATGGAGCAAGGTCAAAAGAGCAGAGCTGATGCACAAAAATTTGCCTTTGAAAAAGAACAATTTGATTTTACAAAGACACAAAAAAATATAGAAAATTTATTAGCCGAAGCTCAAATTGGAGTTGATTTACAAAAAGTATTAAAACCAAAATTATCTAATGCTGCATTAAAATTATTAGACTTTGGCATAGATCCAAATTCAGCAGAAGGTAGAGCATATCTAATGGCTGAATTAGAGTCTGGTAAAACGACAATAAATCTTAATGACAAACAAAATTTTAAATTCAACGAAGGTTTTTATTTCAATACTTTAATTCCTCAATCTAATAAACTTCAAGAAAAAGTTACAGAGAATCAAGAATTAAAAAATGTTTACCAACAAATGAGGACTTTGATTGAAAGTGAAGTAGGAACAGGTGTATTTGATTCTGCCTTTTTAGGTGTTAAAAGACTTTTAAGGGATGCAGGTTTATTATCAGACAAACAAGCAGAAAATGTAACTCAACAAGAATTATTCGAAAAGTTATCTAATTTCACAGTTCCTAGAATGCGTGTACCAGGATCAGGTGCAACATCTGATTTTGAAGCGAATCTATTTAGAACAGCAACAGCAACTTTAGGTGATGATGAAGATACAAACAGAAGAATAATTGCATCAAGACTTGCTGCATTGAATTTACAACAAGAGTATGCAGATTTTTACTCTGAATTTACTTCAAGATTTGAAGCTGAAAGTGATAAAGCAGATTTTTCACAAAGAAAAATAAATGATGCTTTTAAAATGTACCTAGATCAAAACCTAGATGTATTAGGCAATTTAGTTGGGTTAGACACAAATAACATCATATCTAATGAAGATGATTTATCTGCTAAAATTAAAAATGGCACATTAAATGTTGGTGATATGATTTTTAGTAATGATGCAGATGATAATGCATACAATACTTTTACAATTTTAAATGAAGAAATTATAAATAATTATAAGGAATAATATGTCAAACTATCTTGCTTCAGCACAAAAATTAAATACATCAAAAACAAATGCTAAATCTATTAAAGAGAACAGAGGTTTTTTAAAAGATTATAATCCTAATCAAAATGCTTTTATTCAAGCAATACTAAATGCTCCTTCTAGTGCAAGGCAATTATTAAATGATATTATTACACCTATTTTATCGCCAATACAAACAGCTAAAGATTTAACGGCACTTGGATCAAGTGTTGTAAATTTAATTAGACCTGGTGAACAAGGTAATGAAGAATTAGCAAAACAAGTTGGTAAATTTTTTGCAGATAGATACGGTGGACTAGAAAATATAAAACAAACTTTTGCTACTGATCCTATGGGATTATTAAGTGATGTATCTATACTTTTAACAGGTGGTGCAACTTTAGCTCCAAAAGCATCAGCAACAGCAAATGTTTTATCTAAAGCAAGTAAGATAGCATCACCAATTGAAACAGCAGGTGGATTAGCTATTGGTAAAGCTGCACAAGGCACAGGTGAAGTTGTTAAATCTGTTTCAGGTGTTCTTACAGGAACAGGTAAAGGTGCTTTAGATACAGCAATACAAACAGGAAAAAATTACGGTGCAACTCCAGGTGGTGTTTTTGCAACACAACAAGCAAAACAAAAACAAAAAGATTTTATAGATGCTTTAAAAGGCAATATTTCAGCAGAAAAAATTGCAACTGATCTTGAAAAATCTGTAAATGATTTAAAGAAAAGCACAAAAATAGATTATCAAAATAAATTAAATAAACTAGATTTACAAAATGTTAAAATTAATCCAAATAAAATTTTATCAGAAGTAAATGATTATTTAAAAAAAGAAGCAACAAGTGGTGGCACAACTAGATTTGGTGCAGATACAAATAATTTAATTAGAAATATACAAAAAGAATTAACAGAAATTGTTAAAAATCCTGCAAAACATACGGCAGCAGATTTACACGCAATAAAATTTAAAATTGATGATATGTTACCAAAAGATGCTTCAAAACAATCTTTTAGAGTTAATATAGAAATTACTGACATATTTGATAATAATTTAAAAGCTGTATCACCAGGTTATGAAGCTATGAATAAAGCTTACTCTACCGCTAAAAAATTAGAAGCAAAATTAATTCAAGAACTTGGTGTAGGAAATAAAAAAGGTGCAACAAAAACTATAAACCAATTACTTTCAGTTTTAAAAGATCAAAATTTAACTAATTATGGATCAAGATTAGAAACTTTAAAAACTTTAGATAATATTACAGAAAGTAATATTTTTGAAAAACTATCAGGTACACAATTATCAAATGTAGTACCATCAGGTCTTGTTGGTAGAGGTGCTATGGGTATTGGTGTTGCAATTCCAATAGCAGAAGCTTTACTTACAGGCGGTACTTTACCTGCAACATCAAGTATATTACCTGGATTAGCAATTACATCGCCAAAGATTACTGGACAAGCAGGAAATATTGCAGGTAGAATTCAATCATTTACAAGAAATATACCTGGATTAAATATATTACAAAGACCAACAGGTAATTTACAAACTTTAAGAGCAGCAGGATTACTCGGTGTTAATAGAGATAACAGCATTTATCAAAATAGAGGATTATTACAATGACAGTAAGCAATTATTCAACAACGGCAGCTAACAATACAACGATAAATAGTATTAGTATTGCAGAAGGTATGCCACCTTCTAATGTCAACAATGCAATGCGTAACCAATTAAGTGATATTCGTTCTTTCTTAAATGACAAAGAATGGTTTATTGTTGGTGATCGTGATGGTGCTTGTACTTTTGCAAG